TATTGGTATCTCTCAGAGAGGACCACATGAGAGTAGGTTTATACATATAGATACAATGGACAATAGTAACATGCACCCAAGACCGTGGGTATGGAGTTATAAGTAATGGACCCGTTAACACTAGCTGCAATTACAGGAGGCTTTGCTGCTGTAAAGACAGCGGTGCAAGGAGTGCGTACTGCTCTTAATACAGCAGACGATGTAGGAGCTATTGCTGGACAAATAGAAAGGTTATTTAAAACTCATGGAGAAGCAAAGAAAAGAATTGACTCTGCTGCTAAAGATAAGAAGTTAAAGAATAACAAGTGGGCAAAGTTTGTAAAGTTTAGACTCAAGGATGATGGTGACGACGAGACATCACTGGCTAATGTGGCAGCAGCCAAGCTTGCTGAGAAACAACAAGAAGAAGATATTAAAAGATTAGCTATTGAAATTAATAAACGCTTTGGTGCTGGCACATGGGATGAGGTGTTAGAGGAACAACAGAAGCGTATAGTTGAACGTAAAGAAAGAATTAAAAAAGAAAAGAAAGAACAACAGCTAAAGGAAGAGCGTAAAGCACTCCAACAAAGAGACTTATGGCAGACAATATTAATTGAATCTGGTAAGATAATAGCAGTTGGATTGTTTATAGCTGGTATGATAGCCTTTATATGGCACAATAAAGCATAATGCTTTGTACGGGCCATAGAGCCTCATATAGAGTATTCAGGCTCTTCTGGGTAGGGTAGGTCCACAGACCCTAGAGATGCCCCCTCCTCGTCGCTCTCTGGCGGTAAATCCTCGAAGAAGTGGTGTGCAAAATCACATTTCTCTAGCAGAGCTACAACTTTCTCATAACCTAGTACATTCAGGCACCCTATGATGGCAACCTCTAGGGTGTCTTTGTCTGTTGATATTTTACTATCACTATTTGCACCACGTATCCTAGATAAAAGTTCAAGTGCTTTGATTGCACTGTTGGTATGTCCATTTGCTTTTGCAAATTCGTACTGGCTTTCCATCTCCTTGATAACATCAACGTCTGTTTCTAGTTCTTGTTCTAATTCATGGACACGATCTATAACTTCTTGCTTCTGCAAGAGACGATAGCCCTGGTTGTAAGCAGACTCTGCTGCATAGCCAGCCGCCTTTGCTGCTTCCGTAGCGTTACGGTGTAGTACATAAGCTTGTGAGAACTTCTCTTGCTTTTCATTTAACATAATATGTTATTAATCCATTTGACATAAGTGCAAGTGTTACAGCATTAATAACAATCAATGCTCTGTCATTCCATAGTATACCAACAACAAACCAACCAAGCATACCAAGAGCATGAAAGATAAGGTTAGATGGGAAGATGTTATTGCTTGTTAATATTACACCTATAATTAAAAGGAAGGAAGCTACCCACTTGATATACCAGTCTGGTGTATGTGTGGGAGTTAGCTTTTGTATTTTCATTTAGAGCCTACAGTTTCTCTTTCAATATCATTGTGATCAAACTCAGCCCAGTACAACTCAAAGGCTTCACCATGTGTCATACCCTCAAACTGATGAAACTCTCCAGGCTTTACAGTTGCCCACTCTCCAGGTTCTAGTACTGTCTCATCTACTAGGTCATAGTCGTTCTTCCAAACCTTGATCTTTAAAAGTCCCTTAGTTACGTAGAAGCCGTTCCACTTGTGTTTGTGTTTATGTTTGCTGCACGTACTGCCTTCCATAAATTCTATCTTATGAAACTCTAATGCGCTATTACCAAAGATAAACTCTGTGTTACCCCACACTTTACCTGCCTTCATTACCTTACCTCTTCTTCATGTTGTTGCGTTGTACGCCTTTCCACTTCTCTGCTGTACGCATACCACCTAGTCCAAGTAAGGCAAGGGTCAAAGACATAAGACCTTCAGTCTCAATGTAAGGTAGTACTATATCTGCACCACTAATTGCAATGCCCCATACTGCTACAGGTTGAAGGACAAACTGCCATGCTAAACCAAAGGCGCATATCCACATAATGGCTGGCCTAGCACCAGCAACAAAGATAGATGGCGACTTAGCTTGTTCTATATTTGCCTGTGCTTGTGCTAGATCAAGAGATACCATCTGCTGTTTAAGCTCTGCATTAAGTTTAGTCTTTAGGTCTTTGTCTTCAACAAACTTGTCGAGGACTTTACCTGCTACTCCAATAACTGAATCTGCAATACCTAACATTTTAACTCTCCGTTAGTTGAAAGATTGTAGGGAAGTATTTAATCTTATAGGCTCGTCTCTTAATCTCTTCATCTACTTTATGATCTGCATATAGTATAATATTTAAATCAACATTCTTATGTTCTCTAAGTCTACCTGCTAAAAAGTTTGCCCACTCTTCAGGTTTAAAGATAGATACATGTACGTTAGTACCATCCCTAAATTTTTTAAGTGCAGGAAGGCAAGAAATGTTTAAGAATAATACTTTCTTTGCATAGTCAAGAAGCTCATCTACCACCCACCCTAAGTCTTCTTCTGGTACATGCTCTAATACATCTGTGCATACAACAGAATCAAACTTACCAGTAGGTAGCTTATTATGTTCTTCATAACCTGGATCATATAGAGTATATTCTTTTATGTCCCAAATCTCAGGTAGTGGTTTAGAGATAGGATTATCTATCTTAACTTTATCATGGTCCTTAGTATATAGCAAACCTTTACCACTACCATAATCAAGAAGTGTTTTACATTTGTTTTCTCTAAGTACATGCTTAATAACATCTACAAAACTAGCAACACTACGACCATTAAACATTTGGTCGGATGACTCGTGCATTAGTTCGTATTCTTTTAATAGTTCTTCATACCTTTCGGATGGGAACTCTCTGCTATAGTCATCATCACATTGAATAGATGACTTTACTGTGATTGCTTTTGCTTGTTTCATGAATAGTATCCTTCAAATGTAGGACGTTCCTCTCTTGATGCTTGTATACCCCACAGATCAGCAACCATAGTGTCTTTACCGTGGAAGGATATTACACCCTCAAGACCAGGATCAGCAAAGACTTTTTCACAATCTTGTGCCATAGCAAGAAGCTCACCTGTTGTCCAATATGTTTTATCTTCTACATTTACCTCAATGTATTTAGGCTTGGGAGTTTCACCACCCTCTAGATCACCTGTAGTCTCAGTCTTCTCCTCGTCAGTAGGCTCATCTCTACAACAATCAAAACCAAATAAGTGTACATCTCTAAAGCCCATTGTATGGAACATGCCTATGCCTCGCATCGCTGCACATGTACCACCTGTAATTAGAGTAGCACCTTGAGGAATACCAAGCTCTTCATTTAGCTTGACTACGTTGTTAGTAATTTGATTACCCCTCTCCTCTTCTTCTCGCAGTGAATCAGTAAAGGCGTGCCATCCCCATATATTAGCACCACTATCTTTGAGGTGTTTAGTTGTAGATGGATCAGTCATTGACGCAACAAAGAACATTGTATCAGAAGACACATCTTTAAACAAGTCTTTTCTTACAATGTTATGTGTGCTTACACCTTCAACTGGTCGAGGATCAAGAACAATACAGCCCCACGGTACAATGCCATTCTTTAGTAGGTTAGGATATGCATGTTTAACTGCAAGCATCTTAGCTGTAGGATTATCCTTCATGAAAGCTTTCAGTTCATCGTAGTCTATATACGGTCCTGCTGAAACAATAATACCCTTGTCTCTATGAGCAGGGTGTTTAACAATCCACTTATCTTCATCAATTAATTTAAGATTAGTTTGAATGTTACTGGTAATGTATTCCTTTGGTACACTATCTCTGGGGTGTACAATAATAGGAACACGTTTAACTTCTTCAGGTACATCTTTAACATCGTTGTTAGTTAAAACAACAACAAGGTGAGTTACACCACCATTAACAACACGATCACTGGACGGTAGTATATGTTTTCTATTTGTACTTTCTTGGTCAAAGTTAGTCCAACCCTCGTCGTCTTCAAAACCTTCTTGAACTTTATTTGTTTCAATCTTTTCAAAGACCTTGTTAACACCTTGATATTTTTCAGGCGGTAGTTCTTCAGCTTCGTCTTTTGTAAAGTAGTGATCCATCAAAACAACAGGCACATTCTGCAATACATCAAACTCATGTGCTACAGTCTTCTCACTATTACCACTACCAATCAATGCTATATCAATATCATCTGATATGTCCTTAGTAAGAACATTTCTGACATTACCCTTATGTAATTCATAGGTAAATATTTTGTCATTATGTTCTTTAACATACTCTGCAAATTCATCTAGTCTTTTGACAACAGCAGCCTCAGTGTTGTGAGGTTTAACATTGAACTCTTCTTTATCTATAGCAGACGTTGCATCTTCAAAGAGATCATAACCAATGTAGTGTACAGAATCTGTACGATCAAAGGCAGCAAGAGCCATCTCAATAGCACGACCAGCGTTCCATGTACCAGTCTCTAGTATCTTCTTAGGTTCATAGAAACGTATAAGGTCAGCTAGTTGTTTATACCTACCAGGAAGAATGTCTGGTGTAGTTGCATCATTTGATAAAGGTATAACACGATTACCATCAGCATCTCTGAGGTTCTTTGCTAGTGGACTACGTAAGTCTGCTAGTATATTATCAACAAACTCTGATGTCTCTGAGTTTAGTAATCTATAATTCATACCGTGTGCATTGTATATAGACACTAAGTTATTAAGAATAAAGAAGGCTCTCCAATCTCTATACTTGAGGTAGCTGTCAGTGATATAGGCACCACGTAGGTCAGCTATTAGATCGACACAAGGCTGGTATGTAATTTGAAATGCAGCAAAGTGTGTTTGATCTTCAATCAGTGTGAGCGGAACCTCACTGTTATCATGAGTAAATACTTTCTCTAAATATCCAGTAGTAACCTTACCCATAGTGTAACAGTGAGGATCAACCCAAAGCACCCATGACAGGGAATTATTAAACATCGTTTCGCTGATAGCAAAAACTTTAGGAGCTTCTGTTAAGGCATCAATGGTTTCATTGTACTCGAACTCACCGTTCTCTGTACCATTATGCTCTTTGTTTCGTTCAACAAACTCTGTGTAGTCAGATAGATTACTTAAATTATAATAGTGAATATTCTTTGCTTTAGGCAATGAATAATGTTTAATATCTAGATCATAATAATAGCAATCAAATTCAATAGTAGTATCCCACTTAGAGGCAAAGTCTTCTAGTAACTTAGCACCATTATTTTTAAGTAGCTTCTCATTGAAGCATGTAACAACTCTATAACTCATAAGGTTCAATAATTCCTTTTCCTACAAGATACGTATACTCTTGATTCCATTCAGAAGCATAGTAACCATCAGCATGACGACCACAATTCCAGTCTTTGAACCACGGGCCACCTGTAGTAAAGTGTACGTTCTTAGGTTTAATGTCAGAAGAAGAATGATTGTCTAACCAATTCCACTCCTCGTTAATACCACCAATGTCTGAGTCCTTGTCACCAATCCATTCAAATTGATGTAACCATGATCCAGGCATTGTGTTTACTTTTTCAACTGTAAGCTCTTTGTTCTTGGGGTGTGAACAATTCCAAAGCATAAGGCTAGACCAATTCTTTCTAGGATAAGCTAACTGAACTTGTTTGTCCATCTTTACTCTATCTGTTGGCTCATACTTATGCTTAACACAATAGACAGGATAGTAATCTAGATTGTACTCCTCAAAGATTTCGTTGATGTCAGTACGAACAAGCATGTCGCAGTCCATGTATAACGCCCAACCCTCATACATATTTAAGGCAGGAACAAGAAATCTAGAGAAACTAAACTCAGTAGAGAATGGTCTTCCATCTAGTAAATCTATCTTTTGATTACCATCTTCTTTATGTTCTCTCCAATACATATTCATTAGGCGTAAGATATCTAGTGTAATGGGAACCACACGTATATTATCTACAGAGATACGTTCAATGGTAAACTTTAAAACTTCATAGGCTACACGTTCTTTGGGATCGTAGCCAATGTAAACTGTATTGGGTGCTTTCTTCATAGTAACTCCAAAAAAGGGTTAGCCACTAGAATATCTAGCAGCTAACCTAGTTGGTTTGTATATTAGTTTATATTATAGATAGTTTCTTTCTCATTCTCAGGAATGACTCTCTCAAGAGATATCTCCAACATACCATATTTAAGACTGACATCTTTAACAAAGACATTCTCTGCCAGTAGAAACTCTTTCTTAAAATCTCTATTAGCAATACCTTTGTAAACATAATCTTGTTTTGTTTCCGCAACAGACTTTTTACTTTCGATAGTTAAAGTCCCATCTTCACTCTTAACTGATAAGTCTTCTTTTGAAAACCCTGCAACAGCCATCGTAATAACATACTCATCGCTGCTTTTCTTTATTAGATTGTGTGGTGGATATGCTTTAGACACACTGTTCCATATACGTACAGCATCATCCAAGAACCTTTCGTGACCAATGGCCCACTCAGGTAGGGTTTCAAACATCGTAAGTGAATTAACCATATCATTCTCCTATTAGCAAGTTGATATTAACATGACCCATTATTGGCATCATACATATATTATACTACAAAAATACTCTTTCGTCAAGGACTTTTTTATACACCGCATGAACCACCATGACCAGTGATAGTGCATATGTCGTGTGTCTCTAGTCCTTCTTCAAACTCTTCACCAAGTTTCTCAACAGCTTCAGAGTAAGATACACTACTAAGTGGCTGACCACCACGGCATCCATCAGGGTACACCGTAAAGCCACGTAGCCTACCAGCATAGGTAGCTAGTGTCTCAGTAAAGTCATCTACTGTGTCTTCATTATTAAGCTTATTACCCCACTCAGGTAGGTTAATAGTAGAAGAGATGGACATATCTACATAGTCTTGTATGTCTGCTTGAAACTTAATACGTCTCTTATAGTCAGACGCAAGGTCAAGAGCAGACTCAATCTTATCTGGATTGATACCATATAGATCAATGATCTCTTGTGCAGCACTGTCTACTACGTACTGGTAGTGCCAACGTGTACCGTTCTTGAGATACCTACGCTTATATGCTACAGCAAAGATAGGCTCAATGCCTGTAGATGTTCCAGCAAGGATACCAATAGAACCTGTGGGTGCAATAGCACGATTAGCAACAGGACGAGAGACGTTAAGCTGATCAGCAAACTTAGCACTGGTGTTGTCGCTGATACCTTTGTATACAGAGAGCCACTTATGTAACCCATCGCTTACCTCATACTTCTGTCCTGCCTTGATCAGCCACTCATGTATACCCATCAGACCAAGACCAAGCCTACGGTTCTTCTCTCTAACATCATAGACCTTTTGATATGGTAGCTTGGCACGTAACGTACCACATAACAGGAACTTAGTAGCTAGTTCTACTACATTAGAAAACTCCGAAAGATTGTCGATACGACCCATGTTAATAGAGCCAAGGTTACAAACATCTGAATCATCTTCTGATGTGACTTCCGTACAGGCGTTGCGGAGTGTTTCGTTTTCTTTGTCAAAGAAGTTGAATGAGAATCCTGGTTCACCAGTTCTAAGGCTCTGACTAACATTAGTCCTAAAGGCATCTCCTACATCTCCTGTCTCATAATAGTTTAGCAACCACTCTGTATCATAGTTTACAGAAATATTAGTCATGTCCAGTGGTGCAGGAAAGTTGAAGTCTTGTTCTTTAATCTCACCAATGGTATGTTCTGTCTTACCAATAGGCATATCATACCAGTTCTTTGACAGAAGAAAATTATCTACGTCTGGATGTTTCCAATTAAGACTTGCATAAATTGCAGACCTTCTAGAACCACCTTGCATAACTCGTCTACCAATCTCATTGATCATCTGCATCTTAGGTATAGGTCCAGAAGCAAGACCACCCGTACCATTCAGCAGCCTACCCTCTTCACGGTATACACTGTAGTCAATACCAATACCACCGCCTGTCATTAGACAAGACTCAGACTTCCATGAGATGTTAGCCCAGTCTTCTCTGGTATCTTCTTCTGCTTTTAGCAAGTAGCAGTTATTGAAAAACTTATTGTCACGCCCAGCATAGTAGAGATACCTACCACCAGGAATAAACTTGAGGTCTGTAATAATTCTTTTGAGTTCTTCTTTCTCATCCTTGGTCATATATGTTTGACATACATCGTCCACCAACACAGATGCTAGTGCATCCCATGTCTCACAGTTATGGTGAGCATACTTCTGCTTGAAGATATCCTCACTAAACTTCGAACGAAACATAGGATTTTCGTTTGATCTAAATTGTGCCATCGCCCCCTCCTTATGTGTAATAAAATTTCAAAATCATTTCCGCATAGTGTATAGCTTTCTCTATATCTTTCTTTCCTTCTCCTTTGGTTCTATGTCTAGTAATATATTTAATAACATTACCCTCAAAATAGTTTAAATCATTTGAATGTATGTACTCAACAGGTTGTATACCACAGTCTTTGTAATGATCACCACCTACCTGCCTCTCCATAGTATCACAGGAAGGAGTGAAGTTTTTGTCTGATGTCATCTACGTTCTCCGATAAGGTTACTCGTAAAGCAAAGGTTCTAACTGTGTCTGGCTCTACACCAGCAAGCTCACATGTGATAGTAAAGTTTTCACATGTTGTACCTACAGACGCAAATACCCATGCCATCGCCTGATCTCTATACAGGGATGTTTCATGCGGCTCATTATACTTCTCTGGTTTAGATAAGTCAAGCAGTGCTTGCAAAATAACTGCAAGATTTAAAGACCTATCAGGATTTTTGTTTGTTAGATCATATAAAGAATGTGCTTCTAAGATATCCTCAATCATCTGGCGGCTCTTGTACGGGCCTGTAGAACTTACCACCTACGTAGTTATTGTAGTAGGCTTGCTCATCAGAGCCTTCTAGTTTCTTTGTTAGTGCATGATTAATCATTTGATAGTAACACTCATAATATTTTAAGCTACGTTTATTTTTATATTCACCTATAATTTCAAATCTAAAATTTTTCTTACCGTGCTTCTTGATGTCTTCGTTAAGGTGTTTGCTTGAACCAGTATATACTTTCCAATTAGATTCAACTTTCTTTTTCTTACGTGTATAAAAGTATTGCTTACATCCAATGTAAGACTTAGATGTTTTGATATTAGTTATTGTATATACAAAACCAAAGTGTGATGTAGGGTCTGGTTTGTTTTTATATTTCCAATGCATTACCAGTCCATTACTTCAGGGACATCAGGTTCTTTGCTAACTTGAACCAAGTATCTCTGACCTTGTGCATATTTAAAGACACGTATCCCTCTTCCTCCGTTAACGTCTGACCAACATTCTCTTTTATGAGAACAAAAAACACAACCAACGGGTAACTTAGAATTACCAGACTTGCCATCAGGAATAGGATCGTAGCAGCGGTCAGGGATAACATCGCTATCAACCAATCCTTTAAGATGTTTAACCCTTTCTTCAGCATTTATAAACTCCATTGAATGAACTGGTGTTAAAACAATTTCTCCAGTTGATTTATCTATAGCAAGGAAGGCTGCTTCTTTTAATCCATTAGCTTGTGCGTATGCAGATATCTGTGCAATATAACCAAAAGGATCATCTTCTAACAAACTATTATTCTTAAACTTTTTAAATGAACTAGTGGACGCACTCTTTACATCAACAAGAACACCATCAATAATACAATCCTGGTGTCCTAACACACTACCAACACTGACTTCTTTCTGTTGATCTGTAACATCGTGTCCAGCAATTGATGCACACATAAGAAGAAACTCTTCAAGAATATAACCATATAAAAATTTAATACGTGTGCTAGATGTAAGAGACGCACGTTCATTGTTTGAATTAATATTATACCATAACTGTCTGTCTGGTTTACCTATCTGTGATAACCTTAACTTTTTATCTACAGACTCTTCGTCATACAAGAACTTTTTTGTATGTACCTTAACCATCTCTCCAAACTCTTCGACATACTTGTCAACGTCTTCTTCAGACATATCAATAGCGGAGAGATCAAACAGGCTATAGATATCTTCTACTAGTGTGTCAATTTTTTTCATGTAATAAAAAAGAGGGGAGTAGAATACGGAAACTACTCCCCTCCATATCTCCTACGTTATATTAAAACGGAACTGCGTCAGACTCTTGAACATAACCGCCATCTACGGGGGCGAAGTCCTGCTGATTTCCAGCGTACTCAATGAAATCTACAATCTGTATAGCAGCAAGGTCAGCGGATATGCCTGACTTTCCAGCGTAGTCCCATTCGTAGGGGATTGCCTTTACATTAACGGTACTACCATTAGCAATCTTCTTATCGTTATTCCAACGATTATTTTGTGAGTCCATCACAAGTGGAGCAGTACGTTCGCTACCATCTTTGCGGTGAACTTTACGCTTGATAGTGATAAAGTCTCCTCGTTCATCTCCTTTGTTAGCAACTTTCAAACCAGACTTCTCAACAACCTCACGGTTGTCATCAGTAACCTCTACTTGAATTGACCATACTGGATCGAACTTAGTGTTCGGCTCAGTGATGGAAGCATAGTGGCACTTACCAGTAATGTAAACGGGATCGTTCATGTTGTATTTCTCCTTTTAAATCCGCACCATTGCGGCACTGTGTGGGATCATTCCCAAGTTTTCGTTGTCTACTACCAACAACAAAACGAAGTATAGCACAGGTGGTGTGCTAGTGTCAAGTACTTTAATGTGTTTCTGCCCAATTATTTCCAACTTTATAATCAGAATCAAGAGGACATTTAAAGTTAAATACTTTTTGTGTGTGATACATAGCATCTTTAGTAATTTGAGTAAACCTTTTAACATCAGGCTTGGCTACCTCAAACTGATACTCATCGTGTATTGAGGCTACGAGCCTAGCATCAAGACCAGTCTTACGTATCCTGTTGTCCATCTCTACAAGCCACTGCTTACATACAATAGCACCAGCACCCTGTAACAGTGTGTTAAGTGCAGCGTGATCTGATCTAATATATAATCGTCTACCATCAAGACCAGGAATACTACCAGTCTGTGCAGCCTCTTGTACATTAGCACGTAGCTTCTTGAGGGCTGGCATGTTACGTAGAAACTTTTGTATTAGTTTCTGACCATCGGATGCAGAGCCTCCTACTACCTTACCAATCTTAGCTGGACCTGCACCATATAGAAAGGCATAGATAAAAGTCTTTGCCTGATCTCTAGTCTTTAGTCCTGCTGCTTGCTGGTTAGCAGTGTGTACATCACCAGTAAGAACCTCTTGTGTAAAGGAAGGATCATTCATGTAGTGTGCAAGACATCTAAGCTCAAGACCAGAAGCATCAGTACCTACAAGCCTGTGAGTTTCTGGATTAGATACTGTCCATAGGCTACGACACTCCTTACCATAGGGGCTGTAGACTGCTGGTACTTGTGCCATGTTAGGTTTGTTGTGTGCCATACGGCCAGTGATTGTACGTAGAGTAAGAACCCTACCACGTACACGCATATCTTCATCGCACTCCTGTATCCATGACTTGAGAAGTCCAGTTCTTTTCTGTAGAAGAAAGTAGCGACTAAACATCTCAACCTCTGGCATATTAATCTTAGATAGCACCTCTTCATTAACAATGACATTACCTTTGTCTGTTAGTTTGTCTGGCTTCCATCCACGATCCATTAACCTGTCTGCTATTTGTTTACGACTCGCAATGTTAAATGGTATGATGTTTGTTTTAGTTTTAAGTTCTTTTATTGTAGGTTTAAATTCTTTCTTAGCATCGTTCTCTAGCTGATGTTGCTCGTCTTCTAATTGTGCTAGAAGTATCTGTGCCTCTCTAAGATTAAAAGCAAAACCATTATTTTGTTGTTTATCTAAAATAACTCTAATGTTACGCTCAAGATTATAACATTTATCAGAAAAGTTTTTACTCTCCTCTTCTAATTCTTGTGCTACCTTGTGTGTTAGGTCAACGTCTGTTTTACAATACTCTAACATCTCAGGACTATAGTAGTCAAACTTATCAAACTCTATCTTAGGATAGTCTAAACGCTGACCCCAAGAATCTAATGAGTGTCCTCCATCACGGGTGGGATTAAAAAGTTGAGACTCAAGCAGAGTGTCTCTAACTTGTGACGGTGAGATGTTAGAACCTGTTATCTTATTAAGAAGGGGAGCGTCAAAGCTAATACCATTGTGCATTATAAACTTTGATATACGCTTTGACCACTCACCAAACTCTTGACATTGATCACCAACCCATTCACGTACCTCTCCTGTTTTGTAATGCTTTGCTACTATACAATGTATAGTATTAATAGATTCGATAGTATTGTTTTCAATGCGGGTAGTTTCAATGTCTACAATTGCTTCCATTAATTTATATCCACTATATATCCATCTTTGGTTTGAAGGTGAAAGAACATCTCACCCTTGCTAATATTGCGATTAGAAACTTCTTTAACTTCAGAGTTAAGAACAGCATCGCCATCAAAGAACCATGCTTGTTTACAATCATCTCTGAAGATGACAAACGTAAGTAGATCATTATAATTATCTTTCTTCCATTTGTCAAGAAGTCTTTTCTTTCTATAGGGTATACGTATATCTCTCCACGATCTAGGCCAATCACCTTTCCAAGAATATTTTATTTCTACTTCATAAAATTGTCTAGGTAAATCAGGTGAGATGCTACATGTAATATCAAAGTAAGTATCTTCTTTCATATTAATATCTGTTGAGTTTGTATTTTTCTCAAGCCATTTAATCATAACTTCTTTGGCTTTTTTATCAGCAACATCATAGAGAGCTTTGTCAAATTTCTTTTTAACTGTCATCTGTCTTTTCCTTTATGTTATATAAAGCTAGACCCATACACTTTGTAGTTCTTTGTGCTGTTCTGTGCCTTGCCTCGTATGTTTTTCATATTGTCAGATACAGATACCCAACGCAAATTGTTTACAGAATAGTCTAGTTTATCTTCATTAAGATGGTCTACATTATAATTATCTGATGTCAACTCATTAGGAATAAATGCCATTGCAAAAATTCTATGTGCGTAAACACGCTTAGAAATTACCTCATTTGATATTGTATAACATGGATAAACTGCACGACTAAAGTTAGGGTGTATAATACGGTTTGTGCTATTATGAAATATATACGGAAAATCCTCTCTGTTATTGTACATAGGCAGCAAATGAGTGCCACCAACTCTGTATATGGTATATTTATTTTTAGGAACACTACAAAGAAAATCAGACATAGCATTTAAGTCCTCTCTTCTTTTGCCACCTGTACCAAAATAAATAGGGCAGTCACACAAATCTATTTGTTCTTCTGTAGATTGTGCATCTACATTAAGAAACAAATCTAGTTGTGTCATCTTCGTCCTCCATGAATGGGTTGTCTACCTGTGTCATGCGGCCAGTGTCACGGTCATAGTGTAGGTAACATGATACACCTGTCTCACCAGTGTACCTGTTCTTGAGTATACGTACCGTGGTAGTATTAGCCTCAACGTCATCGTCAGCCTGTTGGTTACGCTCCAGACCAATGACTGCATCAGATAGGTGAGCGATAGATGCAGAGCCACGTAGATGTGAGAGCGATACCTCACGACCATCTTCATGACCACGATCACCTGATGGCCTACGTAGGTGACTGACAAGTAGCAAGCCTATGTTAGTTTCTTCAACAAGTGAGCGCAGCTTGGTCATTAGTATGTCAATAGACTTACGCTCGTCGCCATTGTCTTCCTGACCTGACACAAGGATAGATAAGTGGTCAAGGAATACCCACTTACAGTCAAGAGCCTTTGCCATGTAGCGTACACGATCCAGTATCTCATCGTTCTCAATGCTACCAAAGTGATCGAAGGCAAAGAACCTACCACCACCAAGCGTAGCATCTTGCCATTCTTTGAGTTGCTCTGGCGTATACTGCTCACGTATCTCTTTAATATATAACCTAGCATTGGCTTCGACACTCATAATATTAAAGGCTGTGTTTTTAGTGCTTTCTTCAAGGGCAAGTACACCAATGTTAGCCTCTGTATTACGCATGATATGATGCATTAGCTCACGTAAGATGCTGGACTTACCCATCCCTGCACCAGAGGTGAACGTCACAAGCTCTCCAGTACGCATACCGTAGGTCTTCTCATTCATCTTTGCCCAAGGATAAGGACAAGTCTCATTGACCTTCTCATCGTAGAGTGTCTCACCAAGGTCAGCTAGGTTTACAATACCTGCTGGTGTGTATGTACGTGCGTTCCACCAAGACTGCACAAACTTCTCACGTTGTCCTATCTTGAGATACTCATTAGCATCTTTAAGATCAAGCGTTACAATCTTGCACTTGTTAGGTTCAAACAACTGTGCAACCTGTTGCTCTGCCTGTCTACCTTGTTCATCGTTATCAAAGCATATAACAACGGTATCAAACTTATTGAGGTAGTCAAAGGATTGTTTACAGTTCTTGAGGGCAGATGCCGCACCGTTCTTAATGGAAACAACAGGCCACTTTGAACCAAGTAGTTCATATGCGCTCATAGCATCAAGCTCACCCTCACATACTGTGATGTACTTACCACCTTGATTGAATACATTCTGTCCAAACAAACCAGCATTGGATAGCTCACCCTCAGACCAAAACTGTTTGTTGCTGGTCCTACGAAACTTGGATGCAACATGCGCTCCATCTTTGTCATAGTATTTGTACATGTGATCCGTAACCATAGAACCCTCTTTGGCTACCGTGACATTATACTTCTTACATGTCTCAAGAGTAATTTTTCTATCATCAATAGAATGTAATTGAAAGTTTGGTTTGTTGTTACGCTGGATTGGTATGACTTGTTCTGCTTGCATGTTCTGATTTGCTCCGACTGTTGTGTGACAACTAAAACAATACGTATGGCCGTCATCATAGAGACTGTTGGCATCGCTTGAGCCACAGTTCTCACAGGCCATGTGCTTAATAAATTTACTGTTGGTTTCGTGCTGTTGCATGTTCGCCCCTTCCTTAAACTAATATCTTATTAGGTAGTTACGTAAGTAACTCCACTACCTAATAAGTATTAGATAGCACTCTGGATTCGCTTGATTGACTTCAACACATTTTCAAAATCTTTTAGATGTAGTATATTAGGGCCGTCACTTGGTGAGTTATCTGGGTCTTCATGCACCTCCATAAAAAAGTTTTCTACTCCTACTGCTGCGGCTGCACGTAGTAGGTACGGAACATACTCCCTGTTACCACCAGAAGATTGTCCTAATCCTCCTGGCTTTTGCACAGAGTGTGTAGCATCAAATACAATGGGTACACCGTGTGTTACTTGATACTGTTTTATCATATAGATTAATCCAGTAAAGTCAACCACTAAATTATTATATCCAAAGCATGTGCCACGTTCTGTGATCAGGACGTTATCCATACCTGTCTTGGATAAGATACCAGCAACATCCCACGGTGCAAGGAACTGACCTTTCTTTATATTAACAGTAGCACCTGTACTCATAGCCTCTTGTATTAAGTCAGTCTGCCTACATAAAAATGCAGGTATCTGTATGATGTCTGGTACTTTACCCCACTTAAAAACAGTTCTAATCTGTCTTATATCGTGAAAGTCTACGCATGTTTTTACACTAGCCATTTCAGATACGTCTTTAATTATACCTGTTCCTAATACAAATCCCATACCACGTTTGCCAGTGGCATGAGAACGATTAGCTTTGTCAAAGGATGCCTTAAAATAATAATCATATCCTAGTGCATTGCATAAATCTTTACAGTGTTTAGCAATCTTAACACCTTGTTCAACGCTTTCGATCTGACACGGACCTGCTATTATCCTCATTTATGAAGCTCCACACTATAGATATCTTTGTTACCTACGAGGTGTTGAGTCAGTTCTTTTCTATGATGGATAAAATCTTCTGCTTCTTTCTTAGATTTAAGTGAGGCTATTATAACATCACCCATTTCTTTATGTAGTATCACATTCCATTTTTTAAGTAGTGCCATTGGCTAACACCTTCCATGATATAGGGAACAGTTCATTCATTTCATTAGAGATAAGTTGTGCTATTTCTTTTGTTTCTTTCTGAGAGTCTTCACTCATTCTTAACTTACATACCCTAGCAAATGCTGCAAGTGTACCAGACCAGTACCACTGTGTGTAAATTGATTGAGGTAGTATAGTTCTTGCTTGCTCTGGACATACACCCTTGTCTAACATAAGATTATAAGTGTCAATACAATGTCGCACAGTCTCTCTATATACATAGGATATGGTATCATTTTCTTTTATCACCTGATCAGATGATCCTTGTTTTTTGTCATCCGCTACCTCTCGCCACTCGCTGGCTCTCCAGAACTCAGGCGAATCACTGACATAACGTCTACTAACTTCGTTCCACACCAAACCTACCTGATGTTTTACTAACTGTCTTGCCACAAAGATGGGTGCTGATATGCGAAACTGTGCAGAGCAATGACCAAATGGTGTCCAATGATTATGTTTAGCTAGATAGCTAATTAGTTTTTTATCTTTATCTTTCATGTAAGACTTAATTAAATCACCATCATCTTCATCTCGCCAGTAGTTCCAGTTGCTTTCTTTATTGAAAGAAACTCTAGCTGCATTGACTACTGTTAGGTCACTGCCCATATGATCTATAAGATCAACGATCATCGTAGCTACTCTCCCATATCTCATTAACAAAGTCTTCTTTGTCTAGCATTATCTCATCGACTTCCTGCCGTGCTAGTTTCTTAGCTTCTTTCTTATCATAACCTTCGTCTTCATATTGAGATACTAAATCCCTGAAGATAGTGTTACGGTCACGCTGCCAAAAGTTCTTAGTCATTTTCTTCCTCGTATTCCACCCATGAGTTACGGTTAGCATGATCTCTTTTAGATAATGATAACTCTTGTCTTAAATTTTTAATTACATTATCTTTTTCATGCACTAGTCTAGTTAGTTTTAGTATGTGAGAATGTAATCGTTCTCGCTCAGTCATCATTATCCACCCCACAAGTCATCGTATCTAACACAACCATCCACATCTTTGTAAAGATCACGGTGTGTTTTCTTACGATGTTCAAATATACTAGAAGTAAAGAATATACCTATAAGAATAATCGCATGTATAATAATAGAGGGTCCAAATAAAACCATCCATCCTGTCCATACAGAAAATATAAAGCACCACATGATAGATAGGTATAACATTAATTGAAAGCGTATTATTTTTGGTAAATGAATTAATGAATTAGTATCTTCATCCATTAAAAGTTTCCAAGTATTTTTTAACATGTTACAATTATAATCCTATTTAGCTTTGGTGTCAAGATAAAATATATGACTACCGAGTTGGACTAGTCTTTTAAATCTAGGACTAGTAGCCCAGAATGGTTTGACATACTGTGCATGGTAGTGTGTAGCACTTTGAATATATTTTATTGTTACACCATTCAAGGCTAGTTTAGATACGAACAAACTTCTCTCGTATGCATCGTGATCTGTTATCCTTTCTGGCTTACCATCACACCAATAAGAAAACATACACTTGTTTCGTATTGGATTACCCTTCCATAGTTTACTTTGATGTACCACATCACAGAGATTAGATGGATAGTCATGTAGGTTAGCCCTATTCAACACCACTACAGCCACACCTAGCTGAGATAGTATACCTTCGGATCGTGCTTCAAAGTATACTGCCTCTGCTAGACAGGCTATTTCTTTTTCTTCTCCTTTTACTATTGTATTTTTAAATATAACAAGAACAGATGCTAACATAAGAATGTATAACCAATCTCTCATCGTCTTCTCCAGTATCTTTATAGTACTTGGTATGATCTAAGTGTGTTAAGCATTATAGCAATACATGTAACAACATGTAGGACTACCCATATAGTTCTAATAATTGCTACCTTATCTGATTTTTTATTATCTCTATACGCTTTAGAACCTATGGCTTTACACCAAATGTCCCAGAGTTTATGCTTCATTGCATCCTCTGTACTCTAATGTTGTAAGGAAACACACCACCCTCTGGAAACAACCCATCCTCCATGAGATATAGCTCTGCTTCTTTTCTTGAAGCAAAGGTTTTTGTTTTAGCAGAAGTTTCTTCTATCATTGTGTCTATTTCAGACAGGTCTTCTACCATTCTATGATCAGACTGTGTGATAATGTATGACATTAGGCCAACAGTATTAATAATAAAGTAATTAACATTATATTATCTCCTAGTAAAGAAAGCCCAAAGGACTAAGATTAAAAAGATAAATGCAGCTAACCAATATAGTAATGCTAGTAGCAGCCCCATTATATTTCTCCTAAAAGTAAGAGAGATGTTGCCCCTACCAGCCTCTACGTAGAGTCGAAAGGTAAAGCCTTTGTTGCATGAGGTATGATCACTCACCTACGATGTAGGTTCCCTTCACAACATCTCTCTATTAGTTAAGCCGCCAGTGCCATGCTCTTAGTTTCAAGACCAGTCCACTCGTTAGAGTGTAGCATCTTGCGAACACGATCCTCACGGTTAACCTTTACGTTATGGTCTGCACCTCGCTTGCTGTTGGGGTGTGAAGACCAGTATGTAGCAGCATTGTATGCTGACCAGAGCGTACCGTTATCACGCTCACCATACCCTTCATACAATCCTCTACCATGCAGGTGACGGTTCTCTTCGTCAAAGATTTTCATAAGGTTGGATAGCATTACCTTATTGTGTTCTTTCTTACGTGTCACATTGTTGGTACGTACAGCCAGTGTCTTGGTGAACAGGTTGATGGCTTCGTCACGGGTGATGGTAGTATCATACCAGTCACGCATACGATCCAGTCCAGTACCAGAGATAAACTCGCCAGCCTTCTGTATCTTAGAGGCAAAGGCAGGGACATTGAAGTTCTTAGTATGCCTACCATAGACATAGGCCAGCTTGTCACCACTGACTAGGGTATTGAAGCAACTATGTCTCCATAGTCCCATCATACCGTTGTTAGCCCATGTACCGTTGTGACTGCTACGAAAGACAAACTCAGGCTCAACAACATCTGACCCATCTCTCATAGACATAGCATGGGCAGGGAACTTAGCACGTAGTTCTAGTTTAGCACCACCATCATGTACCTCTGTGGTAAACTCCGCATCTGTAGTATCTACCTGTGCTAATGCAAGTGCTTGCTCTACACCGTTCACGATCTCATCGTACTGTGTGATAGCATAGTTATCTGACACAATGCCAAGCACCTGCTTAGTATCCTTGCGGCGTAGACCTACACCAATATCAGATGGCACTTTGTCTTGAGTGCTAAAGCCCTCATAATCTTCATAGCTTTGGATGAGGGGAAACTTCTCTACTTCAAAGTCAATCTTTGTATGGTTAAACATTATCCATTCCTTCGTTGGAGTTCAGTTAGTAGTTCGTTAAGTTGGTTAATAGTTTCTGGCATTTCTTCACATTCCTTTAGTTTTATCTCTCCATTTAGTTGTATTTTAGAGAGTATCTCCATTGCATTTTCTACTGCATCAATATCGTTGGCTATCAACATAATCCTCATAACCTTCCTGTACGCTGTTGAGTTCATTTTCAATCCATCCATTAAGTTCTTCAACATCGAACTCCTCATCAAGAATAACATCACCTGCTATCATGTCCATATATTCTTCTACCATGTTATAATACCATGCATCACCGCCAGTACGTAAAAACTTTTTTACATCTCCATAGGTGTCAAACTCAGGTACGTTCATTAGCTTTCTCCTTTCAGGTTATCTTCTATTATACCATACTCTTGATCATCTTGAAAGTCTATATCAGGAATAATATCTTTCTTTTTATTGGGCATAATCTTCTGTTGAAATTGCTTTAGTTCCAAAGACTTAGCAGAGGTGCTTCGTCTCCTCGCTATACGGCGGTGGGTCTTCGTCATTGATATACTCCTTGAGTATAGTTAATACTTCCTCCGCTACATCAAAAGCATCATTGAGTGTGAGAGTCTCATGGTTTTGGAAAGACATGTACTCTCCTACCCTAAGACCCACACACTTAATGCTTTTGTCACGGTCCCAGATGATATCAAAGGTATCAAACTCAGACTGCCATGTGACAAAGTTAATCATTGTTCTCCTCTAACTCCAGCTTATTGTCAGTGAACAAGGTTAGCTTATGTTCCTCACCATCTTTGGTGAAGACTGATACGCTAACAGTTTGAAAAGTTTCAAACTCATTACGCTTAACTTGTATGTCGGATACTCTGTGGATGTCCATGTTCATTTTATTCACCTTTCGCTGCTTTTAAAGTAGTGTAA